ATAACAATAGAAATGCGTTCTTTAATGTCGTCAATATTCACTATTCTCTTTGGATACACAAGATCAACATCTTTTGTCTTTCCAAATCCAAAAGCGGATAATAATGCAACTTCTAAGTATTTATTTAGTTGTTTTATAGTGCAAGGAATACCTATCTTGGGTAGGAAAATATCAACAATATTTGTTGCAAGTCGTTTATAATCTTTTTTTGGAACAGGAAAATCACCATGACTACTACTTGCCTCAATATCATAACTACATATTTTATAAGGAACAATGCTTTCCTTAGTATTTTCTGGATGAATATTATTTATAGAAATAATATATTCATATGTGCATGTAGTATTTTTAATATTAGGTTTTTTCGTAGAATTTAATTTAAATGATACCCAACCAGATGGGCTAATACTATAAACATGAAAAGCACGAAGTAAGGGTAGAAGATTAGATTCATATAACTCCAAGTTTGTTTTTTCAAATTCATATTTAATTAGAACTTTTCTTACAAATTCGCCTTTGAAATTATGTTCATATTTATACCATAAATTTTTCATTTTTTTCATGGATTGAAAATTAGTAAAAGATATTTTTACAAATTTATGAAGTTTCTTTCCAGAAAATCCATATAATTTTTCACGCTCGACAATTTCACATGATGTAATACTTTCATATACTCTCTTACTTAAATAACGAGGGTCTTTAAAGTCTAAGGATGTTTTATTTTTTAAATGTAACATAAACTTTTTGACAGTATGATTAGTCCAATTATCGGAAACTTTTATAAAGAAGAAGGGTAAATAATCTTTTACATATAAACAGCATGTGTCGCCATTTTCATTAATACCAAACATTTGTATGATAAAATATGAATTATAATCATTACTAGATTCGCTATTCACATCACTAGAACTGTCGTCGCTATCTTTTTCAGTAATATCACCATCGTAAGTATGAAAATCAAACAATCTGAAGCTTTTAGTTACAACAGGTTTTCTTTTAGTAGTAGTCTTCTTCATTATTAAATATAAGAAAAGTAGTGTTTATATGTTTTCCTTTTCTTTATCATCATAATCAATTTTTCACTATATTAATAAGCAGTTAATTTATTCTAAAAAATAAAAAATTAACTAGAGAAATAGTTTGTTTTTAATTTATGTGCGAATTCAAGTAATCCTTCTTTCGTTCTACCACCATTAAATTCAATATATTTACCATTTTTAATTCCACCAATAGTAGGATACCCTTGTATAAATAATTGTTCTTGTTTATCTAAATATTTATTTTTTAATTCTTGAATACCATTTTCTTTATTTATATCTTCATATTCAGCGATTTCAAATTCCTCAGGGTATTCAAGCATTATTTCTTCTTTCATTTCATTCCAGTGAGGTCTAACATTATGACAATGAGGACACCATTCAGCAAAAAACATCACAATGACAACTTTAGGTTTCTTTATTTCATCTAAAATATTTTTATGTGCCTTTTTGTTTATTTTTTTCTCTAAATTGATTCTTCTTTTCTTAGTAAGTATTTTTTTATTTTTCTTATGCTTATTTTTAGCAGTTTTAGAATTTAATTTTGGTTTTTTACTTTGTTTTTTACTTTGTTTTTTACTTTTGATAGGCATATATATTTAATATAGATTATCATTTTGTTAAATTTAATATCCTGTAATAATATATAAAATGTCTAAAATACGATCTTTATTTTTAATATTTCTAATTATTGTATTTTTAATGGGTTTATATGCGACAATGTTTCATGAAACATTTTTAACCAAAGAAAATATGGAAACGCAGGATTGTCCTGATCTTCTAGTAAAAGAAAATAATGTTTTATTGTTATATAATACAAAAAAACCATTAGATAAGAAAAATCCTTTACCATTTTACAATTTAGATGAATATATTAATTATTTGGAGTTACAAAGAAGTAAGGGTATAAACTGTCCTGTTTTATTTTTACAACAAGAGGTAACTGCTCAAAATAAAAATGTATATAGAGTTCGTAAAAATCCATTTGATACAGAAGGAGGATTACCAACAGATAGTATTGATATGAGTAAAGTAACACCTATGTTAGATGCAACAAGAGATAACCCTCCTTATAATACTGATATGTATCCTAGTTGGGACCCTATTGGTTTAGATATTGGTAAATTTACAGAATTAGATGCAGTTCATCACATGACAGGAAATAAAAAGATTAGTGATAATCCTATGGATACGAATTGGGCTGGTATTACTTATACTCAACAAATGATAGATTCAGGAAAGTATGAGAAAAGAGAAATTACTAAACCCACATTATTTGACCCTAAGGTAGTTCATCATAAAGAAATTGAACACCCTCAAGGACCTCCTAGAGACTTCCTATAAACAACTATATTTTAAAATATATTAGCAATTAATATATTTTAGTAATATGAAAAATTGATCTTAAAAATAAAATATGAATAGACAAAAAAGATGGATTTTTATACTTATAATAATATTAAATATCATTTAACATTCTCACCAAAATGGGCAATGTGTCATATTCCTAGCACAGGACCAAACGATTGTTTTAATTGTATTACATATGGTATGAAAAATAATGTATTCTATGGTTACTGTTTGAATTGTGCAACCGTTATTTATAATTTAGAAAGAGGACAAGGTTTTGATAATAAAAATAGTAATATATTTATTGAAAAAGATAAAGAAATAGAAAATTTATATACAGATTTTATTGATGAACATAAAATAAATGATCTGGAAGAAAGTGAAGATGATAGTAGTGATTGTCAATCAATTGTATCAAGCATATGTTCAATAGAAGATGAATATTATCAAGAAAATCCTTATTTTAAAGATGGTTACGATTCCTATTAACGAACATGTTTTACTAAATTATCATAATATTTATGCTGATAGTGATAGTCAGATATACTAGCTGGTTTAAAATAAATAATATTCATAATATTCGGAACACCTTCTTTTACATATTTTATAACAAAATCTTTTATCTGAATAGGTTTATAAAGATTTAAAAAATAATTTGCTTCTGGATGTTTTTTTACAATGGTCATCAATTGTTCGTAATTACTTTGATCAATCTTAATATTAACTGTTTGAATTAATTGTGTTTTCCAATCCATAGTTACAGTAGCTTGTATAAAATCTTTTTTTTCAATTTCATAAAGAAGTCCGCGTATATAATAATCTTTATCTTCTAGATTATATTCTTTATAAATAACTTCAACACCCAAACTTAACATATATTTTTTTACATATTCTATTTCTTTTTTTGTAATCTTATCAATTAGGATTGTTTTTCCATCTGCAGTTTCTAGAGATTTACCTTCAGTTGTATATATAAGTCCATTTACAAAGATTTTCTTTACATGTTCAAATGCATTTTCTTGTGTTTGTTCTTCATTTTGACCAAGCTTTAAATCGTAAGAAAAAGGTTTTTGTATAGGTTGTGTAAATAGTTTTTCAATAGTAAGTTCTGGTGGGTCTTCCATAAATTTAATATATCATTATATATTTTTTTATTCGGTTGTCTTTTTATTATCTTTAATATTTGTAATGGTTGTGTGATAGGCTGATGAAAATATAATTGAAAAGAAAAGTAATAGAGAACCTCCCTTAACTTCTTTAAGGCGGTCGAACTTAAACCCTTCAATATTTTCAAATATAAAGGGGATTCGCTCTATTATATTTCGTCCAAAGTAACATAGAATAGAAACAAAAATAGTTAACTTTAAAATATTAAATATATTTTGAATAATACTATCATCATCATTATTCTTTATACTATCAAGAAATAAATAATCGAGTATTTTTGCGTTTATTATTCCAAATAAAGAGAAAAATAAAACAGCAAATATAATTCCAACAATTTTTACAGACATGAATACATAATTCATTCTTATATAATAACTATATATAAAATATAGTAAAGTATTAGTTTGTCCTATTTGTATATATTTAATTATTCAACAAAAATTTATTGATATTCTCAACACATGTTTTATTCAACTTTCTACTTTTCCCTTTACTTTCATATTGTATATTTTGTAATAAATCCGGATTATTTTTTAATTCTTCGTAAAAAGATGAAAAGTCACTAAAACCATTCATAATAGCGATTGCTGTTGTAGAGCTAATGCCTGGTATTTGACTTAAAATGATTTGACCAAAGTTACTAGTAGTTATATTATCTTTTTTACATTTTTTAATTACATTCACATAATCAATTTCATTAGTAATTTCTTTTACTTCGTTATCATTATCATTATTATTTTCGTTTTCTGGTTCTTCTTCCTTCTTTTTAAAAATTTTTTGAAACGGTTTTGTTAAATAATAAGGAACTTTTCCTTTTGAAAAATCTCTTTCTATTTTTTCTGAAATATACAAAATCCATTCTGCTGTTTCTCGTATAGTGCTAGTTCTTTGTATAGAAAACCCTTTAAAAAATTGCAATGAAGTCATAGCAGAAAAAACAGTTTTTTTTTCAACAGGATTTTTTATATCGCTATAACGACCCTCTAATAAGTAAAAAATAGAATGAGGTGGATAATTTGTTCCGTTTAATAATCTAAAGGATTGTTCTTCATAACGGCCGTCTTTAATTGAAGATATTAAATCACTAAAAGTTTTCCTTTCTATTAATAAAACATTAATATCATCATCTGTTTTTACAACAATGTCACCTAATTCTAATGTATCTTTCTCCAATTGAATAGTTGTAGGAGTAGATTGAGAACACAATATTGACCAACATTGATCATATAAACCTTGTTCTCGAATATCAATAATAATTTTCATAATAAATAATATAATAGAATTTATTATATTGTTTTATTGCTAAGTATTTAAACTACGCGGAAATATACACCACCCTTAGTTGAACCTACAGGCTTGGAAATACTTGTAGTAGAAACTAAAGGCATTGTGATTGCAGTTCCGTAGTTACTGCGTCCGTGAAGAGCAATAGATGTCCATGAGTCACGAAGATGCTTAGGTAATCCAGCCTTTTTGTTTCCACCTCCTTGATTTTGGTTGACGATTGAGCTAATAGATGCTGTTTTTTTAGTACTACTTAATACCATTATATATAATTACTAAATATATTTTTATTTCTAAAAAATTGATTAAAACTAAATAAATATTAAGAGGTATAATATCAGTAATGGAAGAAGACTTAAGAGTAGAACGCGATGAATCTGGAATTGAAACTTATTATTTTGATCCATATAATCCCCTAAATAAACAAATTAATGACCAAGATATTAGAGATATTCTTAAAAAATATGGAGTAGATGTTCCTATTTTCAATTATGAATTATATAAAAGAGCTTTTATTCATCGTTCATATACAAAAAGACCCGATGAAGAAAATAAAGAAAATAATATTGTTATTATGCCTAAACCTGACGATTGTTTGCCTTTATACACAAAATCTAATGAAAGATTAGAATTTGTAGGTGACGGTATTTTAGAATGTATAACCAAATATGAATTATATCGTAGATTTCCTAAAGCGGATGAAGGTTTTATGACTGAAAAAAAAATAGCATTAGTTAAGAATGAATCCATTGGAAGAATTGCATATGAAATGGGATTACATAATTGGATTATTTTATCTAAACATGCAGAAAGCAAACAAATAAGAACTAATCTTAAGAAACTAGGCTGTTTATTTGAATCTTTTATAGGTGCAATGTTTTTAGATTTTAATAAAATAAATGTCCATGACGATGATAAATGGTTTGATAACTTATTTATTACAGGTCCAGGATTTCAAATGGTCCATGTTTTTCTAGAAAAAGTATTTGAAAAGCATGTTGATTGGATGAGTTTAATTAAAAATGATGATAATTATAAAAATATTTTACAAGTAAAAATTCAAAAGGAATTTAAGGTTACACCTGATTATTTGGAAATGGATGTGCATGACCCTGAATTTGGTTATAAAATGGGTGTTTATTTATGTTTAGGACAGCCTATTCATAATTTGAAACATCATGATTCATTACATATTGATAAGTTTAAAACATATGAAGACATTCATCAATATATGTGTGAAAATGGTAAGATGCTTGTATTTTTAGGTGAAGGAATACATAAAATTAAAAAAAAGGCTGAACAAATTGCCTGTGAAGAAGCTATACAAAAATTAAATACATTTAATTAATATAATTTTGATTATTATTTTTGGTTTATTAATTTTTTAATTGTTCATGTAATTCTGGTGAAATAAATATTTTCCAGGGTGTTCCGTTTTTTCTATGTTCATCAAGATAACGCTGAGAAGGTTCATGATAATATTTATATGGATGTTCATCTGGAAGACCTTTTAATGTTTCTAAAATTATATTAAATCCTTCAACATTTGATGTTTCTGGATTAATATTTTCTACTCTATTTATTTTAACAACTTGTAAATGATAATATGTGCACCAAGATGAAGAATCTGGATAATGAACAATAACTTCTTTTCCAATTAGCGGAGTAAACATTTCACTATCTCGAAAGTATTTTTGTTCTAGTCTTTTAAAATCTTTAAATGAATAGTTTTTGTCTTTATGTAAATCTTCAAGCATATTACCATGTAAAGTATCATCTAGATTGGTGTGAATACTTATAGTACCACCTTTGACTAAGTTTTCAAAATCAGAATTATTTAAAATAGAAACGCTCATGTTTATAACATTTAAATTACCTAAAAAAAAAATCAATTTTTTAATATATGAGTGATTTAACATCATTTATGTATAATTCTTATGTTCATATTAATAATTTTGTATGGTATGTTTTTAATTATTTAGAAGAAACACATTTTCTACTTCCATTGGAAAATTGATTTTAAATAAAATATAATATTTTTTTAAAAATGAAATGGAGCAAAGATGAAAATAGAATGTTATCTGTATTGGAAATACCCTTAGTGGAAAAAAGAAAAAAAAAATGGAGTTATTATTTTTGTTATTTTTGTAAGCCCAAAATTGTTTATGTCTGAAAAGGACCATGAGTATCAAATAATATGATGGGTAAAGGTTTATATATAAACATTGCTTCTCCTTTATTGTTCCATTCTACTTGTATTGTTCTAATTTCTACTCCATTTAAGTAAGCTTTTTGAACAGCCTGTTTATATGTTAAATCTAAATTAGAAGGTTGAAACTGTTTTACATCATTTCTTTGTATAACAAAGCATAAAATGGCTCTATATTCTGTAGTTAATGCTATTTGTTCTAATTCTTCAATATGTTTTAATGCTCTTGGACTAACAACTTGGTCTTTATTTTTACGATATCCATCAGGAAAATAAGAAATTTTATCATTAATATCACAATTATTAATATATTCAATATGATTTTTTCTTTCTTTTTTTACACAATCAACATAATCTGCTAATGGAACATTTTTTATTTCCATATAAAATGTTTTACCATCTGAGTCTATTCCTGAAAAATCAAATCTAGAGTTTAAATATGTTACTTCTCTTCTAAAAGAAGCGCAATTTTGCAAGAAAGACAAACAATTATTTTTTAAACAAGATTCTGCAATATTTTCTGCAAGTTTTGGATTTATTCCAATATAGATGACTTTATCATTTTCTATATATTTTGCAATTTCAACTTTATGACTACATTTTGTTTTATTATTATTTATTTTTGATAAAATTACTTGACTACCTTTATCTGATAAACCACAGCATCCTAGTGCGGGAGTATGACCCAGTGTAGTGACATTATCTTGTAATAAAACATCTGCAACATAAGGTGTCTTACAAGTTGCTGATGGTCTTTTTATAATTTCGCCTGAGGTTATATTATCTAGTGTTAGAACTATCATTTTGTTTAATATTATAAAATGGTTGTAAATAATTCAATTTTTTAAGAAATAGATTAAATATATAAATATATAATATATATTTTATGGAGTCATCATTTCAACCTTTAGTAGTATTAGCAACACGACCCGTTCCAAATCAAAATAAGGGTATAGAAATAAAGATAAATAAAGGAGAAGCACAAGAAATTTCAGGACAAACTGTCAAATTTATAGATAAAAGAAATAATAATAATATTAGCAGACAACAAATATTAGAAAAATTAAAAAATAATTTGAAGATTCGTAATGAATTATTGATTCCCAATAAAAAAGATTACAAGGAAGATAAAAAACCAATTGTTACTAACCGTAAAATAGTTATTCCTCAAGATAATTTTCAAGAAATTGCAGATGTTGATGAAATTGTAGAGGAAGCAAAAGAGGAATCAGTAGAAGAAGCAAAAGAGGAATCAGTAGAAGAAGCAAAAGAGGAATCAGTAGAAGAAGCAAAAGAGGAATCAGCAGAAGAAGCAAAAGAGGAATCAGTAGAAGAAACAAAAGAGGAATCTGTAGAAGAAGCAAAAGAAGAATCTGTAGAAGAAACAAAAGAAGAATCAGAAGAAGAACCATTTATAGATGAGAATGAAGATTTAGAAGAAAATTATGAAGATGTTCGCCGTTTTGCAAACGAATTAAATAAAGAAGAAAAAGAAGAAAGTGTTAATATGGAAGAAGCAAAAATAGGTGTTGAAAATGTTAAGTTACGATTGCCTGAAGAAAAAGAAAAGGTAATAGTGAAAGCTCCCACCTATTATTTGCATAATAGAAAAATATTTTTACAAAAATTAAATAATCTTTTTTTACCATTTAAGAAAGAACTGCAAGATTCAAATAAAGTAGTAAGTTGTGATTTAACAAATGTTTCAACAGAGTTTGATCTATTAACACATCAAAAGGTAGTAAGAGATTATTTAAATTTATACAGTCCATACAGAGGGTTGCTAATATTTCATGGATTAGGTTCTGGAAAAACTTGCACATCAATAGCTATGGCCGAAGGAATGAAATCAAATAAAAGAGTTTTTGTAATGACCCCAGCATCATTAAAAATGAATTTCTATAGTGAAATGAAAAAATGCGGTGATGCTTTATATAAGAAAAATCAGTTCTGGGAATTTATATCTATTGATGGAAATCCTGAATATATTTCAATACTATCAAGAGCGTTAAATTTATCTCAAGAATTTATTGAGCGTAAAAGAGGTGCTTGGTTAGTAAATATTCAAAAAGAATCTAATTATACCGATTTAACTACGAAAGAACAATTAGATATTGATACTCAATTAAATGAGATGATTAGAACAAAATATTATCATGAAAACTATAATGGTTTAAATGAAAATAAATTAAATTTAATGACTGGAAATAAAACTAGAAATCCATTTGATAATTGTGTAGTATTGATAGACGAAGCACATAATTTTGTTAGTAGAATAGTAAATAAATTATCAGAAAGAGATAAGGGTTCTATTTCTAATCAATTATATCGTTATTTAATGACTGCAGAAAATGCAAAAATAATTATGTTATCAGGAACACCATTAATTAATTATCCCAATGAACTTGCAGTATTATATAATATATTAAGAGGGACAATCGTATCATATTCCATTCCATTAAAGTGGAATAAAGAAGAAAAAATTAATAAAGATACAATTATGCAAATATTAGATAAAAAGAAAATTAATACATATGATTATTTAGATTTTAGTAATGGAACTCTAGAAATAACTAGAAATCCATTTGGATTTGTAAATACTAAAAAGAGAGGAGTATTAAAAGGAAAAACACGAAAGAATATAGGTGGAAAGAAAAAGAAAAATAAAACATCTAAAAATATACATAATCAAATCGCAGAGGAAATATTATACCAAAAAGAATTAATAGACGATGAAGAAGATGCTATGGAATTTGCAACACAAAATTTATATAAAGGTGGTTCAAATGAAATACTAGAAAGATATAATGGTTTAAAATTAGATGATACAGGTAATATTACAAATAAGCAATTTTTAAATAATATAGTTAATGTTTTGAAAAAAGAAAAATTCAATATAGTTGATGAAAATATTTTAGAAAATAATTATACAGCTTTACCTGATAAATTAGATGATTTTGTAAGTGATTTTGTAAATGTAGAAACAGCACAATTAAAAAATATAAATGCATTTAAAAGAAGAATATTAGGGTTAACCTCTTATTTTAGAAGTGCTCAAGAAGATTTATTACCCAGTTTAATAAAAACAGATGAGGGAGATACATATTTTATAGAAAAAACTCCATTCTCTGATTATCAATTTGAAGTATATGAAAAGATGAGAAAGTTGGAGGCAGATAAAACAGCAAAAATGAATAAAGCTAAAAAGATGAAACGAAAGAATGACGATGGTCAGAATGTATTTGGTGTAGCAAGTCAATATCGTGTATTCTCTCGTGCATATTGTAATTATGTTTTCCCAAGAGAAATTAAAGATATAGTAAAAGATGAAACTGAAGATGATGATATGGACGAAGATGTATTTGAACAAAAATTTAATAATCCTGAATTTGTAAAGAAAGCATTACAATTAATTAATAAAGAAAATAATGGAGAAAAAGAGTTTTTGACAAAAGAAAGTCTCGCAATATCAAGTCCTAAGTTTTTAAGAATCTTAGAAAATGTAGAATCGGGTGATAATGATGGCTTACATTTAATTTATAGTCATTTTAGAACAGTTTATGGTGTAGGTGTAATGAGATTAGTTTTATTAGCAAACGGTTTCAGTGAATTTAAATTAAAAAAGAATGGAAACACATTTGTTTATGAAGAAGATGAATACGATAATAAACCCAAATTTGTGTTATATACAGGAACAGAAACAGCTGAGGAAAAAGAATTAATTCGTAATATTTATAACGGAAATTGGGATTATATACCATTGGAAATAGCTGAAAAGTTAAAAAAGATAGCTCCAAACAATAATAATGGAGAAATTATAAAAGTAATGATGATTACAGCATCTGGTGCAGAGGGTATTAATTTAAAGAATACTAGATTTGTGCATATAATAGAACCTTATTGGCATAATGTTCGTTTAGAACAAGTAATAGGAAGAGCAAGAAGAATTTGCAGTCATAGTGAATTACCTGTAGAGAAAAGAAATGTAAAAGTGTTTTTGTATATGAGCACATTAAGTGAAGAACAAAAGAAAGATAAAAATAATATTGAGTTGATTATTCGTGATGTTAGTAAATTAGATAAAAATACACCATTTTCAACAGATGAAAGTTTATTTGAAATAGCAAATATTAAACAAAAAATTAATGAACAATTATTAACATCTATTAAAGAATCAGCAATTGATTGTGAGTTATATAAAAGCAATAATAAAGAAGAAAACTTAGTATGTTATGGTTTCGGTAAAGTAGAAACAAATAATTTTTCATCTTATCCTAATTTGAAAGATGATTTAATTAATCAAGACGATGATGCTAAAGTAATTAATTGGGAACCCATCAAAATAACAGTAAATAATGTTATTTATGCATTAAATGAAAATACACAAGAAGTATATGATTTTGAAAGTTATGAACAAGCGAAAGAAGGTAATGGAGAATTATTATTAATTGGAAAATTGGTAAAGCAAAATAATAAATATAGAATTGCTAAAAAAGCATAATAATATTTTATGTGAATCAAAATATTATTAATTAGAAGCTGCGATGAGTAAATGTTTCACCACTTAAAACATAATAATAGGTATCAACATCATCAATACTAGTTAAAGAGGTTCCATCAGAAAACATAATTTTTACATTAGCTTTAATTTGTTGATTGGTTGTGGGATGTGTATATGCGGCAGTTTTTAATATTTGACTAATTTTTCTATTTTCAACGTTACCATTAGAATCTGTGGCAAGAGTACTAGCTGCTGAATCAGTATAAATAGATATTTTTACTCCACAGCATGAACCTGACTTAAATAAATTAGTCATTTCAGTATTGAGTGCATCATGATTGGTTGTATTTAATTGTGTAGCCATTTATAATATAAATACAGATTTTTTATATTTTATATATAACAATTAATTCCCTAAATGAATTACTGTTTGTATTAAATATATTTACCCAATTAAAATATAAAAACATGGTAGTTTAACAAGTATAATTGATAAATGAACGAAGAAAATAATGTGCTGACAATAAAAACTGTGCAGATACAGCCTATTCGCAATATGATAACAGCTATAAAAGATATTTTGACGGATGCTACCATCACATTTACTAAAGAAGGAATGAAGATTATTAATTTTGATAAAACTCATACAATATTAGTAAATGTAAATTTAAAATCTCAAAAATTTGAAAAATATGATTGTTCTCCAGATAAAATTATTGTTTGTGCTAATACTCTTCATTTATTTAAGGTTATTTCTACAATGTCTAATGATGATACATTATCAATGTATATTGACAAAGGTGATTATCATGATGGTATAGTATCTTTTTTAGGACTGCAATATGATAATGGTGATATAAAACAATGTTATAGCCAAAAATTAAGATTAATAGAGCCAGATATGGAAGAATTAGTGGTTCCTGATGTAGAATATTCAACTGTTATAAATTTACCTACTTCTGATTTTCAAAAAATTATTCGTGATTTGAATGGAATTTCTGATAGAATAGAAATTAAATCTGTTGGTAATGATCTTATATTTTCGTGTGAGGGAACATTTGCAAGTAGTCGTATTTTTCGTTCTGAATCTGATGGTTATATGAATTTTATACAAAAGTCGGATGCTTCTGTTATTACACAAGGTGAGTTTTCTTTAAAAAGTTTAAGCCATTTTATTAAATGCACACCTCTATGTAGCCATTTAGAAATGTATTTAGGTAATGATTTACCATTAATTGTTAAATATGATGTCGCTTCTTTAGGTGAAATTAAATTATGTTTAGCTCCTTTACCTCCAAGTTAAATTCTAATATTACATTATATAATGTTTAAAAAAATATTAATTGTTATTTTAATTTTACTATTTATAGGGGTATTATCTATTAATATTACAGTTAATACAGATACATCAGCAATTGAAGAAGATATTGAAGAAAATATAGATGAATTAGAAGGATTTAGTTTTGATGATAAATTGATAATAGAAGAAGCAAGAAGTATGAGTAGTGTTTCAAGAGAAGCAAGAATGAAAAAAATCCGAGAAAAAATAGAAGCTGATAAAAAAAAGCAAGAAAAACAAAGAAAAGCTAAACTAGAAAAACAGGAAAAAGATAGGAAGAAAAAAGAACAAGAGGCAGCAAGAGATAGAGCTATAAAAGAAAAAATAAGAAAAGATGTTGAAGCTAAAAAGGCGGACGCTTTAGTAAAATCTATGGATAAATCAGAAGCAGAAACAGGCAAACAGGTTGTAATAAGTGGTGGTTCATTCATAAAACTTCAAGGTAAAGTTCAAGAATTACAAGGCGAATTGTATGATTTAAAAAATGAAATGAACGCAAAAAATAATGCAATGAACGCAAAATTATCTAATACTGTTCAACAAGACCAATTAGATAAACAAATGAAAGATTATGAGCAAAAAAATAAGAGAATACTTGAAACTTCGGAGAAAAGACAAGATAATAAAATTAAATCAATTTATTTAGATAATAAAGTAGATAAATTAGAAGAAGAAAAGAAAGATACTGCTCACGCTAAAGCAATTGATGATAATTATAGTAAATATTTTGGTTTTTGGTAAATATTTTGGGTTTTTAAATTAAAATACTTTTTTGAAGATGAACTTGAACAGTTCCTATAGTTTCTGTTTTTTCAATATTTTTTATTTCTGTATAAATAATATTTACATTTTTTGCACTTTTATGTCTAGAGTTTTGCTTACACAATAATGCTCCTTGTGTAATAATTTGTCTTTTTTGTTTTTTATCTAATTTAATTTCAGGGTTAATTGTTGCAATTACATGACAAGACGACTCTCCATATAAATGAAACCATAAATCATTAGGATTAGAATCATCTATAATATCAAAATTATCTTGAGCACTTTGACCTATCTTAAATTCAACAGTATCATTAAGAGAAGCTATATATTTAGTTTCAAGTTTCATATTTTTTATATAAAATAATATGAAAATATTATCAATATTTTATAATGATAGTAATATTATTAGTTATCGGTTTATTTGGATATTTTATTTATACTTCATATCATGAGGAAACTGAGTATTAAAACTCAGGTTCATGCTTTTTAAATAAACATCCTTGCTTTGATAGATTTTGAATATTTACTATAAATCCAGGATCTTGAAATTCAGATGTATTTAACCAAATCTTGATAATACAAAAGTTTTTTTTGGGGGAAATAGTGATTCCATTTACATATTTTGAATTTTCAGGGTTACTGCATAAACTTTCACCACATAATAAACAAAACAATTTTTTCCATACCTCAAAAACATATTTGTTTGTAACTTTATATGAAAAACAACCACCATGTCGGTTTTTAGGGTCTTCCCACATTGGCGTAATACCTTCTCTCATAACAAATAACATACAGCTTTTAACAATATTTTCATGAATTTTTTCATTTAAACTAACAATACTTTCTACAGTATTAATTGAATCCATAATAACAGTATAACTGTTTAAGCTCCAGTTATTGTCTTGTGGTAAATGGTAATACAAATTCCATTTACCATTTAAAGTATGATATGAAGATGGAATACATGCAGAATCCATTTGGCTTACGCTCATACATAATAGAAATAAAAAACTTTATATTCTTTTAATTTTTTAATCTAAGTTTTTCATAACCATTATTTTTTATTTTTATGTATTCACTTGGTTTTAAAGTAAAAACATTACAATCATTATCTATGATTTCTATTTTATAATCCATTGAAAATTCAAAATGAAGTGGCTGGTATTTTAAGTATCTATAAATAAAACAAGGACTTAATATTTCATTATTTTCAATAAAATACTTTTTAGGTAATTTAATATCTATTTTGTTTTCAGTTTTTGGTTCTAAATAAGATATTGATAAAAATGGACTTTTTAATAATTTCGCATCTTTTGATAAATCAATATTAATATTGTTTTTAATATTTGTATTATTATCATAATTTATCATCATTATATAATTATTTTTTTCTTTTATATATTCAAGTGATTCAATTGACAAACACTGCATAAATCTATTAGAAGCTATATGATATTTATTATAAAATTGATATTGCTCATTAAGCATATAATAACCATTTATATTGCTTAAATAAGCAGTGTATATCCATTTATTATCAAATGGTTCAATATAATATTGATTCATTATTGAATGAATGTATAATAAACAATATATCACATAATCAGTTACAGAAGCAATCAACGGATGATGGTTATATAATTGCATAAGTAAGATATCAATTTCACATGTTATATAAGCATACATTGATAACAATAGTATTTGTGATTTTATTACAATATCTTTCATTATGCTTAACATTTTTATATAGAAATAATGAACAATATTTTTATATTATTATTAATAAAATATATAAAGTTTTATGATTGTAATAACTTAATGAAATTTTTGTTAGTATTATTATTATTTATAATAATACATGGTTTTAAAATCAAACATTTTTTATTAAATAAGTATGCAAATAAGGTTTTTAAACATTCCAAACTAATTACTTGTAATGATGATTGTGATATATTCATTATATTGTTTCCAGGATACGGAAAAAATCCTGATTCTTATTATGAATTATGTAGTAAAATACAAGAAAAAACGCAAGAAAAAAATATAAATGTTAATTTTTTATTAATAGACTATCTTTTTAATATTCCTTTAAATGGCGATAAACAAAGTAAATTGATTAGTAATGATTGTAAAAACTATTTAAAAAAACAAAACTTGACTTATAATTCATTATATTTTATGGGACATTCGGCAGGGGCATATCATACAATGTCAATAGCAAATAACATGACAAATGGATTCATACAGTTAGGAAATGTGTTAAATTCAGGAAATAAATTACCTTGGGATTCAGTAAATATTAATGATTACAATATTCCTGTTCTTACTTTGTTAGCACAAAAAGATGGTCTTATTAATCCTTTTTTAGCTGATTATGAACTAGCTAATATGAATGACACAATCAATATTGATAAAAGTGTTATTATAGAAAAAAATGTTGATCATTATCAAATGTCTGATGGAAATGTTGGGTTATCTTCTATGTTTCTAGATAAAAATATATTTTCTAACATTCCATTAGATGAAGCTCAAGATAAAATAACAGATACAATTAGTAATTTTTTAACATGGCCATACAATAAAACATCTTATGATAAGTTACATGAAAAACTAAATGAAACCAAAAAAACAATATTAGAATATAGACTTTTGAGTAGAGAAATAAATAGTATGGTAAGGAATATACAATATTCTGCTTTAAATACTGATTTTTATCATCCTTTTCCAATTATTGTTGATGAAGTAGAAAATGCTTTAGATTTTTTAACTTCTCGTGCTGAATTAAAAGATAATGGAACTTTTATAGTTAAATATCATTTGGAGAATATTTGTAATCCATTTTCTCCTCTTTTATCAAAACAATGCTCAATAAAATTAAAGGGACAACCATCATTGCTTCAACACCCGAAATATAGACATTTAAATGTGTATAAACCAACAACTGCAAAGGAAATTAATAAGAATTTAATAGATAAACAATTAAAAAATAAAAATATTAAGAATGCAAATATTGTATATTTAGATGATAAAGAATGTTCAGATAAAACTGGAACATTAGATTGGTTAAAAGATAATGTTAATATTACTTTTGTAAATCACGAAAAAACCTTATACATTCAAAGCCCTATATTTAAAACACTTGATTATCCAATTAAAGAATATTCAAATTTATATTATATGAAAGTTCTTACTCCACAACTAGCATATGAAATTGTTAGTTTATATTTTTAATATAAATATAATTTCACTATATATATTAAATGAAACATACAAATGGATTATTCATATTTCACAGAGATTTCCGTATTTCTGATAATAAAGGTTTAATTGAAGCTAGCAAAAAATGTAAAAACTTGCATACTTGTTTTATATTTACATTAGACCAGGTAACTTCAAAAAATAAATATAAATCAGAAAATTCCATTCAATTTATGATAGAAAGTTTAAAAGAACTTGAAAAAACTATTAATGAAAATAATGGAAAGTTACACATATTTTATGGAGAGCAAATTAGTATTTTAAATAACTTAATTAAGAATTTAGATTTACAAGGTATTTATTTTAATAAAGATTATACTCCATATGCAAAAAATAGAGAAGAAAAAACTAAAAATTTATGTCTAAAAAATAATATTGAGTGTGAATCTTTTTTAGATTATTATTTATATGAACCAGGAGAGATTGTAACTTCAACAGGTGGTTATTACAAAAAATTCACTCCTTTTTATAATGATGTTTTACATAAAAAAGTCATGCCTATTAGTAAATCTAAAATTAATAACTTTTCAAAAATAAACAAATCCTTTTCTTTTGATTTTGATTTAGATAGTGCGATAAATAAATTCACAAACATAAATAGTAATATTTTAGTGAATGGAGGAAGAACAAACGCATTGAAAAAATTAAAACAATTAAAAACGAATCAAAAAAACTATGGTGTTGATAGAGATATCTTTAGTTATGAAACTACACGATTATCCGCTTATTTAAAATTTGGATGTATTTCAGTAAGAGAAATGTATTTTAATTTAAAAGAAAATAATTTCAGAGAATTATTAAGACAATTAATATGGCGTGAATTTTATGCTCATGTCTTACATGCTTATCCTGAAGTAATTAATGGTTCATATCAAACTAAATTTAAAAAAATAAAATGGAAAGGAACACAAAAACAATTACAATTATGGAAAGACGGTAAAACAGGTTATCCACTTGTAGATGCATGTATGAATGAATTAAATACTAGTGGTTATATGCATAATCGGGGAAGAATGGTAGTAGCAAATTTTTTAATTAAGGTTTTACTTATTGATTGGAGGGAAGGAGAAAAATATTTTGCACAAAAATTAACTGATTATGATGTAGCTTCTAATAATGGTAACTGGCAGAATATCAGTAGCACTGGTGTAGATATGAATCCTTATTTTAGATATATGAGTCCTTGGATACAAAGCAAAAAACACGATCCTAATTGTGCATATATTAAAAAATGGGTCCCTGAATTAAAAACAGTATCAAATAATGATATACATAATTGGGACTCTAGTTATAGTAAATATAAAGTTTCATATCCAAAACCAATTGTTGATTTTACTACTCAAACAAAGAAAATGTTAGAAATGTATGAATCTGTTTAAATTATAATAAAATCTATGTTTATTATAATGAAAAGAAAAACAATTAAAAAATATCCTAAGAAATATGTTCCAAAAAAATTAACAAGTAAAGATAAGAAAACACAGAAGAAAATGATTGATAAGTCTAGACAAATGTATAAACAAGGCAAATACTTTACAAGAAAAAAAGTTGCTTCTTATGATAATAAAACTTCACCTCATATTTTAAATGCTAGAAAAATATATGGAGTTGAAAAAATTATCCCCTCTGAAGAATTAGCAGAAAAAACAGGTTGTTCTATAGAAGCTTTAGATAAGATAGTTAAGAAAGGAGAAGGTGCTTATTATTCTTCTGGAAGCCGTCCAAACCAAACAGGACATTCATGGGGTTATGCTAGAATGGCTAGTGCTATAACTTCTGGAAAAGCTGCCGCAGTTGATTATAATATTTTAAAAGAAGGTTGCAAACCAAACAGTAAAGCATTAAAATTAGCAAATAAATCAAGAAAAAAACATAAATTTGGACAAAGAAAAGTTCCAAAAACTATATAATATAACCTAATTCATTACTAGGAATATAAACATTTGCTGGTTGATTTAATTGTTCTAATGTTTCTTTTGTATTTACATTTGTGAATATAGAAAAGTTCTCATGAAATATAAATTCTTCAAATGGTAAATCAGTAAGAAAAGTTTCTCCTGAACTATTTTCTTCTAATTTATCTATATTATCTATTAAGAAACTACCCGTAAAAATATAAATGCCCGTATTGACTGTATTATAAAAATGTAAATATAATGGACAGAATTTATGTTCTATAATAAATGGTTTATGGTCTTTATCAAAAAATACTCTTCCGTATCCTGTTGGATTATTTGTTCTTGAACAAACTAATGCATTGCTGTATGAAGACATATTGTTCAATAGTTCATCACTTATTAATGGAACATCTGCAGATAATACAATAAATTTGTGTGAAGCAGTATTACTTTCAATAATATATTTCATACAACATTTTATTGCATGTCCTGTTCCTAAACAGCAAGGTTCTCCATCTTTACTTCCTTCAGGTTGGTCAATATATACTATTTTTTTAATATCTTCACTATCAATATATTTACTTATTTCTTCTTGAATCTGTGTTTTAAATCTTCCTACCACTATTAGAACATGTTTATCACAAATATTTAATGCTTTTTCTAATACATGTATTAACATTGGTTTATCATGGAGTTTACATAAAACCTTAGGTGTTTCAGAATTCATTCTTTTTCCTAATCCACCGGCCATAATAATTGGAACAATTTCTTTCATTATAGATGTTTATTAAAAATATATTTAAATACATTTAAATATAATTTAATAGAAGTAATAATGCGTATTACAATTGATAATTTGGAAAATGCTGTCGTTTTTACTCTTATTTTTCAACATATTAAAACTTTCTCTGATTTTGTAAATCTATCTTTTCAGGAAGAAAAATTATATATACAAGCAATGGACAGCTCCAAAATCTCTGTTTTTGAAGTTAATTTAATGAAATCATTCTTTTCTACATATGATTTTGAAGAAAATGAAACTATTGGTGTTAATGTAAATCTTTTATTTAAAATATTAAATATTCGTGATAAAAAACAAAAATTAGAATTAAATGTAGAAAATGGAGATAAACTTAATATTGAATTTACTTCTGATGATGTATCTATTATGAATAAATCATTACAAATATCTCTTGTTGAAATTGAAGAAGATGTTTTTGGAATACCAGATATGGAATATAATGTTTCTATTGTAATGAACTCAACACGTTTTACTGACACAATTAATGACCTAAAATTATTTGATGATACAATTAATATTAATTGTTTTGATGATAAAGTATTATTTACATCTGAATCATCTGATAACGGCAAAATTAAAGTTGAAATGAATGATACTAATATGAAAGAATATGAAAAAAAAGAGGATGATGTAGAAGTTTCCTATACACTAAAATTGTTAAGTTATGCTACTTTATATAGTAAAATTACAAATGAAGTCAGTATTAATATTACAGATGGTGTTCCATTAAAAATAACTTATATATTGGAAAATTCTAATTCTAATTTAAATCTTTATTTGGCTCCAAAAATTAATGATTAAAAATATATTAAATAGAACGTTTTTATTTAATATATATGATTAGGCGCTCATTACAACAGATGTCAAAAAGACATCATTTATATTCTTGTAATAACCTGTCAATAGATGGAATCAATTACATTTTGAGACGAAGTGAGTTTTTCGAAAAATCAGATATAGATCCATCGTTTAAATATCCAGGATATGACGCGTCATCTAGTTTAAACGGTTGTATTTTAATGAATGCTTTTTTTGAACCAAGCACTCGTACTTCATTATCTTTTGAAGCAGCAATGAAAAAATTAGGTGGCGATGTAATTAATTTAAATATTGGTGCATCAAGTAAGCATAAAGGAGAAAGCGACGAAGATACCATAAAAAGTATTGAAAATTATGGAAATATTATGGTAATAAGACATCCAAGTAAAGGATTTGTTGAAAAAGCTTGTAACTATACAAAGATACCAGTTATTAGTGGTGGTGATGGAAATGGAGAACATCCAACACAAGCACTTTTAGACCTATATACTATTTATAAACATTCCAAAGATTTTTTTATAAATCAAACTTCATTTTTAAACATATTAATTATTGGAGATATTAAACATTCTAGAACTGTTCATTCGTTGGTTGATATTTTAAAACATTATCCTAGAATTAAAATTCATTTATTACCCTATTATGACAGAGAACCTGATGACACATTTATTTATAATATTTCTTTACAACACAATCAACAATATGATGATATTGTTAGACAAAAGCAAGATTGTGATTTTAGTTCTTATGATGTTATTTACACAACAAGATTACAAAAAGAACGAGAAAATAAGTCTTATAAATCAAACAATGATATTATAATTGATAAAGAATTTATGGACAATTTAAAGGAAGATGCGATTGTTATGCATCCATTACCTAGGAACCATGAACTTAATACAGAAGTAGATTTAGATGATAGATGTATTTATTTTGAACAAGTTAAGAACGGTATATATGTTAGAATGGCTGTATTAGACCTATATCATTCATTTATAAAATATAAACATATGAAAACCGAGTTCTTTGTCTAGTTATTCTGTATTTTTACTTCTAAAAGATGTTCCACAACCACAGTTTGACGCAGCTTCAGGATTTTCAAAATGGAATGTTTCACCCATTATATCTTTTTTCCAATCAATTGTTGTTCCCCATATATGCATAATACTATAATCGCAAATATATAAATTAAAATCTTCTTTTTTTATACATTCAATATGAGGAGAAGGTTTAAATTTTATTGGTTCAATACTATATTTAAATCCATTACAACCTCCACCCTTAACAGAAAATAATAAATTTTTATTATTTTGTTGTTTTGCTATACTTCCTAATTTAATAGACGCCGATTTAGTTATTTTAATGATTTCTTTGCTCATTAAAATAGTATGTTATATTATTTTTCATCAATTATCTCATACATATCATCTCCACTTATTATTCTTTTTTCTTTTAATAATTCAACTGATTTTATAAATGTTTTTTCATTCTTTTCTATCAAATGATATGATTGATTAAATGCAAATTCTAATAGTTCATTTACCTGCATATCAATATTATATTTTGTGCTATCACTTAAGCGTTTTGGATCAATACCAAAATCCCGACCCATAAAAGGAGTCTCAGAATTGTATGGTTCTTGATTAGATATAAAAAATTGTCCAAATCCATAATCTGTTATATAAGAACGAGCTATGTTAGTTGCTTGTTTTAAATCATTAGATGCTCCTGTAGTTACTTCTAAGTCACTAAAACAACTGAATATAGAATCATTCTCTGGATTTTTATTATTTTTCCTATATAAATATACTTCTGCAGCTCTTCCACCTAAAGCAATAATTAAATTAGCAAGCATAAACTTCTTAGTAGGATATTTTTGATATCTCTCTTTTGGTGTGAAAAGAGTATAACCACCCGCTCCACTTTTATTTTCATTAATTGTTACTTTTCTCAAATCAAACATATCTTTAAATAATCCTACCATATAGGCGTGACCAATTTCGTGATTACTAACCAAATCTATTATTTCTTTATCTACTGTTTGTGTATTTGAAACAAGTCCTATTGTTATTTTTTCATAAGCATCTAGTATATGTTCTCTCGTAATTATTTCTGAATTTCTTCTTACTGAAAATATAGCTGCTTCATTTGCTAAATTTGCAATATCTGCTCCAGAAAAACCTGATGTTAGACTTGCTAATTCATTTAAATCTACATCGGAAGATATATTTTTATTACCGAAATGAACTTTCATTATAGCTTTACGCCCTTCAATATCTGGTAATCCAACCTTAACTTTCCTATCAAAACGACCAGGTCTTGTCAATGCTTGATCCAAAATATCAATTCTATTTGTTGCAGCAATCACAACTATTCCTTCATTTGGTGAGAAACCATCCATATTAGTCAAAATTTGATTTAATGTTTGCTCTCTCTCATCATTACCTCCTGCTATTCCAGCTCCTCTTTTTCTTCCTACTGCATCAATCTCATCTATAAAAATAACACATGGTTGTTTTCTCTTTGCTTTATTGAATAACTCCCTTACTCTTGATGCTCCTACACCTACATATACTTCAATAAACTCAGAACCACTAACACTTAGAAAGGGAACCTTTGCTTCTCCAGCAACTGCTCTAGCAAGAAGTGTTTTACCTGTTCCTGGAGGACCTTCTAACAATACACCTTTTGGAACTTTTGCTCCAGCTTTTTCATATTTGTCTTTATTTTTTAAAAAATCAACTACTTCCATAAGCTCAAATTTAGATTCTTCGCATCCGGCTACATCATCAAAAGTTGTTTCTAACATTTCACTATCAATCTCATTAATATTGTTTCCACCTTGAAGAGGATTTAATGGATTACCTCCGCCATTAGGAGTAAAATTACTCATTCCAGAAAATATTCTTACAATTAATGAAATAGCTAAAAAATATATACCTACATTAAATACTGCTTCCCCAAACTTACTTACAATTTCTAAAAACTCATTCTTAGGCATTTGAAAAATATCAAACTGTATATTATGATTTATCAAATGGTCAATCAAATTATTTAAATTATCTGGAAATAAACGGACCAAATGTAAATTACCATTTTCTGAAGATAAATTATCCAAAACAAATGCATTTTTACCATCTTCTGTTATTGTTAAAGAATGAATCATGTTATCTTTTGAATATTCAAATAAATCACTATAGCTCCATGCTTCTCCTAATTTATTGTTTAATCCGCCAGTTATCTCACTTGAAGGAAGCATTTTACTTCTTAATACAAACTTAGATTTATTTAATTTGTTTTTTCCTGATATAAATCCATTAATTATACAAAAAAAACTTACCAATAAAAATACCCTCATATATATTGTATATTTGAATTTATTTATATAGTTTATAATTTCTTTTAATAACAATTAACAATATTACTTAAATAATAATGCGTTTGTATATGAATGAATATACTTATTCTATTTTTACTTTTAATTTTAACTGTATCACCTTATAAAATTGTTACAAAACCCAATTCTAATACTTATAGTTTTAAAGGAAATTTTTACTGGAAAATTGGTCGCTCTACACAATTTAAACAAAATAAATTACAGAGATTTCTTTTTGATGATTTACCTATATGTGTTTATAGAGACAAAATGGATAGACTAGTTGCTATTAGTGACATATGTATTCATAGAGGTGCTTCTTTATCAAGAGGTAAATTATTACCAAATAATTGTCTTCAATGTCCTTATCATGGATGGGAATATAATAAAGGAATTGTAGATAACATACCAGGCTGTCCAGATACAAAAAGAAATTTCGGAGCTCCTTCATTTTTAATTGAAGAAAAATTTGGTGATGTTTTTTTATGTCCCACTTATGATAAATTATCAACACAAGGAATAAAACCACAATGTGATATATTTACACCACCTGAAGCTGCTGACTCAACATACACAAAAATATCTGGAAATAAAAAAATCAATAGACCATTTAATCTAGTTACAGAAAACGTTCTTGATATTATGCATATCAGTTATGTACATTCATTTGGTAATTCTTTATCACCTGTTCCATTTGAAGTAAAATATGAAGATATAGGAAATTTTTCTGGAAAAACTACTTTTTATTATACGGCTGGACCTACAAGTATGTCAAGTATTATTGGAAAAGTTCAATATGTAAAAGTAGAAAATGAATTTTATTTACCTGATACTACTGTTACAAGGGTATTTGCAGGTAATATGATTAAAACAATTGTTACTAATTGTTATCCTGTTGGTAAAAATGAATCTATTTTTCACTATGATTTATATAGAAACTTTTTAACACAACCTATATTTGATAGTATTTTCTATGCACAGATGGAAATCACTTTAAGAGAAGATATTGAAATATTAAATGGAATTTATGATAATTATATTAAAGGATTTATGAATACAAAATTTGACCAAACACAGTTAAAGTATAGAGAAAAATGGAATAAATATTTTATAAATGAAAATAAATATTTAATTCAAAAAAATAATACAAAAACTAAATAATAAATATAATAATGCAAAATCCAATTTTAGAACCTATAGTTGAAGAAAATAGTAATTTATCTGAAGAAGCCACATTTCAAGTATATAATGAACATTATGTGAAAAAAAAATTATCTGAACTATCAATCATTTCAGGCTCACCATTCACATATAAAATATGTGTTCTATTTTTTACTTTTATAATTATTATTATTGCTATAATTCTTCTTGACCATTATAAAATTATTCATTAGTTTATTCAAATGAATAAATCGTATCATATTGGTCTTTATTATTTGGTTTAAGAAACTGACTTATTGCATAAAAACAATCACTTGTTGTTTTTATGTTTTGTTTAAGTAAATTCCAATATATTAACATAAGTTGCTCTACATAAAAAGGATATAGGTTTATTTTTATTTTACTAATTGTATTTTGTGGAAGCCGGTTTGTTTTTAATCGCAAACCTCTGACTTGAAATTTTATTCTGTTATCCATAAACATACCAACATTTAAATGATAAAAGAGTTCTTTGCATAATGTATCAAAAAGATATACATGTAAATAATCACCGTATTTATCTTTAATAATACCTTGAAACCTACCAGATAGATTAAATGGACTATTATCTACAATACTATAAGCATAACATTCCATAAATTCATATTTTTTATATTTTTGCTCAAATGCTTTTGGATACTCATTTAAGGTTTGTTTGCTTAATCTCAGGTTTAATTTATCTAACTTCATCATGGTTTATGTTTCGTTTTATTAATACCAAATGGGTATTAATAAATCAATTTTTTTATTTTTTGGTATTATTTTTATTACAGTCTAGTATTGATATATATAAACATACAACAATAACTCCAAGAATAATAATGAAAAACATGTTAATAATGTCTTCACTATTTCATTATATTGAAATCAATTTTTTATTTAAAAAGATCATTTACCTGTTGTGACACTCTGATAAATGTTGTGCATTTCGCCATGTTTTTCATGGATGACGCATTAATATATGTGCATGTGCTTCTTAATCCTCCCAAATAATCTTGAACAGTTTCATTTAGATCTCCTTTATAAGGAATTTTCAATACTCTTCCTTCAGACGCTCTGTATTTTTCCATTTTTCCATAATGTGTTTGTTGAGCCTTATCTGAACTCATTCCGTGAAAGAATTTATATTTTTTTCCATCTATTTCTTCTACTTCTCCAGGATTTTGGTCATGACCAGCAAAACGACCACCAACCATTACAAAATCAGCTCCACCACCAAATGCTTTCGCCATATCACCTGGACAGGTAATTCCTCCATCAGATATAATATGACCTCCTACTCCATGTGCTGCATCTGCACATTCTAATACTGCAGATAATTGAGGCATTCCTACACCTGTCTTCAATCTGGTTGTGCAAGCACTTCCTGGACCAATACCTACCTTCACTACATCTACCTTACCATTTAAGATAAGTTCTTCTACTATTTCTCTTGTTACTACATTTCCAGCAACAATAATCTTATCTGGAAACTCTTCTCTCACTTTCTTGCAAAACTCAACCAAATTTGAAATATATCCATTAGCAATATCAATACAAATCCAATTACATTTTATCACCTGAAATATTGCTTTTAAATTATTAATTGCATCATTCTTAATACCTGTTGAAATCATAAAACTATCGGGACTAATTTGTTTATCATGAAAACGCTTATAATCTTCAATAGTATAAAATTTATGAAGAGCCGTTACCATATTATGAGAACTCAAACACTCACATACTTCAAATGTTCCAGTGCTATCCATATTTGCTGAAATAATTGGAATTCCTTTCCATTTCAAGGGTGAATATTTAAATTTAAATTCTCTTTCTAAATCTACTTCAGACCTACTATTTAAAGTAGATCTCTTAGGACGAATCAAAACATTATGAAAATCCAATTTCTCACCCGACTCAATTTTATTCATATCACCTACTATTTGACATGAATACTATTTATATGGTTTATTAAATATCTAATGAAATTACATTCTTTGCTGAATTATTCTTTTTTGTTTTCTTAGGCATTTTATTATTTTCTATATCTTTTAATGAACTTACAGAAATAACAGAATCGTTATCGTTTGTTGATTTATTTTCATGAATATTTATTGTTCGGGTTTTTAATCCAGATAATATGTCATCTAATTCATTATTTTTTGGACCTTTCATTTCTGGACGACTTGCACGAACACTTTTAGGTTGTGCGTCTGCTGCTTCAAAGTTATTTATTTCAACACCCTTTTCTTGAAACATTGCTCCTCTACCAGCATCTATATCAGGACGGTTTGATGCTCTTTCTGTATAAACCATGCCTGGTCTTTGTGGAGGTGGTTGATTCTTAGTTTCGACTGGTGCAGGTGGAGGAGGACCACTAGGTCCAGGATTATTTTGCATAAATTGATTGGCGGTTTGGAATGCTGTTGAATTGTTACTCATTGTATCTGCTGTTGCTTGTGTGAACATCTTCATTAACTCTGGACTTTGTTTGATTACATCATCAAAACCTGGTGCTGCACTAGACAATGCTTTATTGGAAAAATTCAATACGGCTGCACTAAATCCTACTCTCAACAATAATGAAATTTCAGGAGCTAATTTTCCTCCCTTGTATTTATCGTGTAATTCGCCAAATATCTCCTCATAACTATCAATATCCTCATTTACTTGCTCACCCCATCCATCTAAATTTAATCCAAATGGGTCAAATACAGCATTACCATATTCTAGAGAGTTAATAAATGTCATAAACCACCAACCTTGCAACTTAACACTATCTTTCTTTCTTTTATCCTCTAAAGCTGTTTCATATTCGTCTTCTACTTCATCAAATTCAGAATCCATTGTAAAATGTGAATAATTACTAATCATTTTTTTTTCATTCCACTCTTCTAATTTTTTAATCATGTGTCTTTTTTTTCTTCTCATTTCTTTTTCACTCATTTTTTTAGATGATGAAGGAGCTACATTGGGAACCTCGTTAATCTTAGTAAAACCATCCCATGTCTTCGCATTTCCTAAAGTTTCTTTTGTAGCACTTCCTAAATTAGAATCAGTAAATTCAGTATCAACATTTAATTTTGGCTCAATGTTTGAAAACAAACTGTCTGTTTTTACTTCTTCTACACTAGGAGCAGCGTCTGCACCTATTTGAATCGATGAACTCAAATCATTCATTTCTTTTTCTAAATTATCTATGTCATCTAAATTCAAATTCACCTCTTCTTTTGTTGATGGAGATTTGTCATTCATCAATAATTCAACACCAGGTCCAAAATTTACTTCGCTTGTCTTTGAAGAGATAGGTTCTAGATTCTCGATGCCGATATCTATTACTTCCATAATTATGTTATTTATACAAATTTTATTTTTAAATCATCCGCATAATATATATTTTTTTCTCTTACAAAATAATATAATCCCTGTAAAAAACAATCAGCCAAATCATCCTTTTTCTTAGAATCTAGCTTTTCCTTCCAGTTCTCAAAGTTCTCATTCTTATCAATAATATTTCTACTAAAGATTACACTTTGTTGTTTATTTTCTTTATAACTATTTTTATCTTTATCAAATTGTTTTAACTTATGACTAGATGATACAAATTCTATACTTATATTGTCATTTGTCATTATAAAATATTGTGCTAACATACCTTGTATTGTTTTCATTCTATTTGCTATCGGAGATATCTGGTTTTCAATAAATACAACATCTATATTCTCTAGAGTATCTAATTTATTTAATTCTACTTTTAAGTTTTTACCTATACTTAACAAATCTGTCTCTCCAGCTGTTACTTTTTTTTCCTTTTCTATCTTATCTAACATGTGTTTATCAAAATAAGTTCTCAATGTATCTATTAACTCTTGCTTATTTCTTTTCACATTATCTAAAAAAAACATGTGTTGTTTTCCTATAGATAATAAATCTTCTATCTTCTTTTTTTTGAGAACCTTCTCAGTGTAGTCTTTTTTAGGCATCATATACTGTTTATCACACTTAGCATGCTGTTCGCAATAAAAATGTTCTCCTTTTTGGTATTTTGCATTTTTTCCACAAACTTTTTCTTCGTTTTTCTTTTTAGATGTTTTACATTTGACATTACATTTTTTCTGTACAAAAGTTTGTAAATTAAGTAGGTTGAGAACATTCCAATCAGTTATTTCCATTTTTTCTCCAGAAAGATCCAAAATACAGTAAGCCATATTCTTAATTCCAACATCAAAACTAATTACTTTCATATAAATAAACAAAAATTATTTATTTATATTTTAAAATGTATAATTTATCTTTTTATATTATAAGATGTCTAAAACAAATTCAAAATCTAAAAAAAGAGAAAGAAGTGAATCTCCAAGAAGTTTCGCCTCTCCTTCACCATTTAGCATTGCTTCAAGTACTGGCAGTATTTCAGAACTTACCGAGGATATTTTAAAAGACCCTAACAACCAACCTCTTGACACTCGTAGAAAAACAATGAGTGAGGTGGTATCTAGATTCAAACCATATAAAGTACAAAGAATTTATAGAGAATTCAAGAACAAGAGTAAAACAGGTGGTAAAAAGAACAAAAGAATAACCATTAAAAAGAAAAAATCAAGAAAAACCTTAAAAAAACCCATGTTCAAGCGTAATAAATCAGTAAAATAAAAATATAAATGATTTATATTTTTATAAAATTATTTAGGTTCAGCTTGTAATACTTGTTCTCTATTAATAGAAGGAGCAATTCTTCTAGCATTCAATTCTTCTCTTGATAAATAATATGCCTTTAAATCACTCTCTGTTTGTCCTAATTGCTTTGTTTCGTCATTTAGAGAACTATATAAATGAGGATTAGACATAGGTTCTACTAAATTACTATTAATGCTATTTAGATCAATAGGTCTTTTATAGTAACCAACATCATTACAACTTTCTTTCATATTGTATTCCATAATAGTATTTGCATTCTTTATCATATAATTTCTGTATTGCCAATTAGATTTAATATTATTAGACTCTTTGATACTTTCGTTTATTGTAGATTCTGGTTGCCAACAAGCAGTAACAGCACGACCATCACTCATTAAAGGAGGGAATTCAGGATATTTATTATTTGCTCCATAACCTAAAGATTGTTGAGGTTGTCCTGTTTTGTCGTTTGTAAATTCTTTTACTTGGTTCATAAATTTGGAAAACATAATATATAAAAATACATATATTATATTTTAACTGTTTCTAAATTATTCTTCTTGTAATATTCCTAATAAATCTGCCTTTTTTAATTTAGACACATCATCACTTGTAGCTAAACCTTTAGACACTACCAACTTTTTTAAATTTTGAATATGCATCTTTTTGTATTGTTGCATTTTATCTAACTTGTCTTCATTAATACTATCTTGTTGAATAGGAGTATCTACTTTTTCTACACTAATATCTTCTACCTCTTTCAACTCTGGAACAGAAACCTCTTCTGCATCATTTGCAATACTGTCATCTAATTCTTCTACTTGGATAGCATCTTCATCTACTTTTTCATCTAAAATTACTGAAATTTTTTTAATTTCTTCTTCGTCTTCGTCGTCATCACTATTTTCTACACTATCTTCATCATCACTATCCTCTACATCATTTTCTTCATTTTCACTCTCTTCATCATCACTAATATCTGTCTCTTCTTCGTCTTCACTCTCTTCTTCTTCGTTATCTACAATAGGAATATTAGATACATCAGAAAAATGAGCAATAGGTTCGTTGTCTGAATTGTAATTCACACCTGCAGTCATATTTGGTTGAGCACCACCACCAATCCTAATTCTAGACAAATCACCAACAACATTATTCAAAATCTCAAACATAGTATCTACATTCTTTTCTAAAGCTGTTATCTTATTTTTAAAGTGATAAATCAACAACAAGATAAAAAGAAATGTAATACCAAACAATATAAAAAACATAGATTCAAGCACTAGTTTCATTATAATAATAATATAATTAATATACTCATTACTAACGAATTTTTAAATGCTTTAAATAAATAATTAATTATCCTAAATGAAAAAAAAGTAAGTAATATATATAATATGGATAATTCAAATAGAGAACCAATGGTTGCACAAGTTTCATCTACTGATATATTTAGTGGTAAAAATTTAATTATTTCATTTTTAGTGTTTTTATTAATACTTTCATTTTTAGGAATAAATTTATTAAATATTATTGGAAACCTTATGGAAAGTATTGTTGATGTTTTTGGTCCTTTAGTAAAACAAATATTATCTGTTTTTGGTTACACAGCTGGAACAATTATAGATAAAACTGCTGATGTTGCTACTGATGTTGCTACTACTGGTGTTGAATTAGCTGGTGGTTCAGTTCAATCTCTTGGACATATTTTAAAAGATGCTAGTAAAGATGGAATATCACCAGAAGCAAAACAATCATTATCTAAACCTTTAGATTTAACAAATAATGATATTAACCAATCTAAAATTATTAATAATGAACCATCGCCTGATAGCAGCAGCAATCCTAGTCAAAAACCCATTACATCAAATAAGAGTGGTTGGTGTCTAGTTGGTGAATATGAAGGAAAAAGGGGCTGTATAGAAATAAATAATGCTACAAAATGTTTATCTGGACAAGTATTTCCTGAAGAAAAAGTATGTTTAAATCCTACTTTTACTAGATACACTTTAACACATTAATTCGTTTTGTATTTATAATTATATACTTTTATATAATTATATGCCTTCTTCAAAAGAATATATTTTACAGACTATTCAACAAAAAATTAACGAATTAAAAGAACAAACTGAAAAAGTAGTTATTTTAGAAAACAAATTACATAATTTAAACTATGCATTTTCTCAAACAAGCTATAAAATAAAAGTTGAAGATAGTTATTTGGATTTTATAGAAAAATTAACTTTTATGATAGATGAAAATAATTTTGATATAAGTATTCAAGACCTAGAAGAATACAATTATTTTATGCTTCAGGTTTTTGGTTATTACCATATTTTTAATAATTACATTGAAAATAGAATGACAAAAAAGGTTCATGAATTATTAGAAAATCCTAGACTTTTATTTGATCCAATCTTTTATAAAAATGAAATTCTAACTGAAGAAAAAAGAATATTATGTTACGAAGTATTAAGAGATTTGAAATATATTTATAATTGCATTATTAATACTCGCGATGAATTTGATTTTGATTTAAACTATATAGACAATAATAATAAAGAAGTAAATTATATGTTGATTTCTTTTTTAGACAATCTATATACCACTTTTAATAATGAATTAATAACCATTTGATGTTTCACCTGATGTTTCACCTGATGTTTCACCTGATGTTTCACCTGATGTTTCACCTGATGAACTACTTGATG